GGTGATCCCGCTGTTTTGGACAAGTACGAAACCTTGTTTGTGGACAGCATCACCGTGGCCGGTCGCTTGTGCCTGCAATGGTGCAAGGGACAGCCGCAGGCCTATTCCGAGAAAACCGGCAAACCCGACAGCCGTGGCGCCTACGGTTTGATGGGCCAGGAAATGATCGGCTGGCTGACCCATCTGCAGCACACCCGGCGCAAGAACGTCTGGTTCGTCGGCATCCTGAACGAAGCCTTGGACGATTTCAATCGCCGCGTCTTCTCACTGCAGATCGATGGTTCCAAGACCGGCCTTGAGCTGCCGGGCATCGTCGATGAGGTCATCACCCTGGCTGAGATCAAGGGTGATGACGGCAGCAGCTACCGCGCCTTCATCTGCCAAACCCTGAACACGTGGGGCTATCCGGCCAAGGACCGATCAGGTCGTCTCGATCTGATCGAGGAACCCCACCTCGGTCGCCTGATGGAAAAGATCGCCGCGCCGGGGCGCCCCGCAATCGATCGCCTTGATTTTGCCCGTCCCGCGACAGCCGCCGTCGAACCCTCTCTGAATGCCAACGTTTCCCAGGAGTCCTGATCATGTCCTTCTTCGATTTCAATTCTGCTTCCGAACAAACCTCCTTCGATTTGATTCCGAAGGGTTCATTGGTCCGTGTCCGCATGACGGTCAAACCAGGTGGCTTCGATGATGCCTCCCAGGGTTGGACCGGTGGTTACGCCACCCGTAATGACAGCACTGGTTCGGTCTATTTGAACTGTGAGTTTGTCGTGATGGAAGGGCAGTATGCGCGCCGTAAGATGTGGTCACTCATCGGCCTGTACAGCCCGAAGGGCCCAGAGTGGTCGAACATGGGGCGCACCTTTATCAAGGCTGTGCTCAATTCGGCACGCGGCATTCATCCCAACGATAACGGACCCGCTGCGCAGAACGCTCGTCGCATCAATTGCTTTGCCGACCTCGATGGCATTGAGTTCCTGGGCAAGGTCGACTGGGAAAAAGACCAGAACGGTCAGGACAAGTGTGTCGTCAAGTCAGCCGTGACGCCGGACCACAAGGACTATGCCGCGTTGATGGGTGGTGTCAGTCAGCCAGCCCCGGCGGTCAGTCCGACCAACGCCTATGCCCAGGCCACTGGACGCTCCCCGGTTCCGGGTCGTCCGAGCTGGGCACAGTAAGGGAGGACCAGCGTCATGATGCTCCGTCCCCGTCAATCCTTGCTGGTCGATCGCACTCTGTCGGCGCTCGATGCCTACGGGAACACGCTGGCCGTTGCGCCAACGGGGTCGGGCAAAACCATCATGCTGTCGGCGGTGGCCGGCAGGGTGTTGGTCGAGCCCGATGCCAAAGCGTGCATCCTGGCGCATCGAACCGAGTTGACCGGCCAAAACCGCGCCAAATTCGAACGCGTGAATCCGGGCATGAGCACGTCCGTGTTCGATGCCAACGAAAAGTCATGGTCTGGCCAAGCGACGTTTGCCATGGTGCAGACCTTGTCACGGCTGTCTCACCTTGAACAGATGCCGACACTGGATCTGCTCGTTATCGACGAAGCCCACCACTCGTCGTCCCCCAGCTATCGGGCGGTAATCGATGCAGTGTTGGCACGCAACCCAAAGGCCGGCATCTGCGGCCTGACCGCCACACCCAATCGCGGCGATGGTAAGGGGCTGCGCGATGTTTTCTCGAACGTGGCCGACCAGATCACTCTGGGGGAGATGATCGCTGCCGGTCATCTGGTCTCCCCGCGTACTTTCGTCATCGATGTGGGTGTCCAGGATGCCCTGAAAAACGTCCGCAAGACGGCGATGGACTTCGATATGGATGAAGTCGCCTCCATTCTCGACAAGCGCTTGATCACGGAAGCGGTCATCAAGCACTGGAAAGAAAAGGCTTCGTCCCGCAAAACGATCATCTTTTGCTCGACCGTTGCCCATGCTCAGAATGTTTGTGATGCCTTCATCGATGCCGGGATCAATTCCGTCCTGATTCACGGTGAGCTGTCCGATGGCGATCGCAAATCACGCCTGGCTGAATACGAGCACGGGCGTGCGCAAATCGTGGTCAACGTGGCCGTGCTCACCGAGGGCTACGACTACACGCCGACCAGTTGCGTTGTCCTGCTGCGTCCCAGTTCTTACAAATCCACCTTCATACAGATGGTCGGACGCGGTCTGCGTACCGTCGATCCGGAGGAGTTCCCCGGCGTCATCAAGGCGGATTGCTTGGTGCTCGATTTCGGCACTGCGAGCCTCATGCACGGCTCGCTGGAGCAAGAGGTGAACCTCGATGGGCATCTGCACGATGGCCCGGCGCCGACCAAGGATTGTCCCGACTGCGGTGCCGTGGTGCCGCTGGCCTGCATGGAATGTCCGTTGTGTGGCTACGTCTGGGAGCGGCAGCCGCAGGATCTGGGCGTGCTGGCTGATTTCGTCATGAGCGAGATCGATCTGCTCAAACGTTCCAACTTCCGCTGGTGCGATCTGTTTGGCAGCGATGACGCCTTGATGGCGACCGGTTTCAACGCCTGGGGTGGCATTTTCTTCCTCAACGGTCGCTGGCATGCCGTGGGCGGTGGCCAAGGCATGCAGACCCATCTTTTGGCCGTCGGCGAGCGCACGGTCTGCATGGCCAAGGCCGATGACTGGCTCAATGACCACGAAAGTGCTGACTCGGCCCACAAGACGCGTCGCTGGCTCAACGAGCCCCCAACCCCGAAGCAACTCCAGTACCTGCCCCAAGCGCTGCGTGCTGATTTCGGGATGACCCGCTACCAAGCCTCAGCCTTGCTTTCGTTTCAGTTCAACAAAACGTCGATTCAGCGCCTGGTCATGGCCGCCAACGACAGCTATCGGGAGGCGGCGTGAAATGCATCGTGTGCCACCGACAAGCCAAAGGGTATGGCTGGTTCAACATCCGCCGCAAACGTGGCGATCCCCAACGCTACTCCGACCAGTGGGTGTTCTGCTCGCTTCGTTGTCAGGAGTCGTTTTCCAAACTGATGAACAAGACGGAGGGGCAAATGATCGACCCCAGTGACATGGAAATTGCCGCCATGCGTGCTTGCCTGGCGCCGCTGGGTGAGTACGTCGGTGAGATCGGTATGCAGCGTCCCTTAGCGGATTACAGCCGCGATGAGGTGTTGATGCTGATCGATGTCGTGGTCACGGCCTACCAGGACTGCATGGTGGCCGAGCACGAACGCATGGCCGCCAAGGATCGCGCATTCTTTGAGGAACGTCTGGCGCGTCAGGGGCTAGTGACTGGGAAAGGAGCGCCGTTCTGATGCTCGATTTCAATCACCGCCCCAAGATTCACGAACAGATCAGTGAGCTGATCGATACTGCACTGCAGGCAGAACGCCAGCAGCAGACCCCGCGCAATTATCTCGGTGCATCTCGCCTGGGCGTGGCCTGCGAACGGGCCTTGCAGTACGAGTATTTGCACACAGCCCCCGATCCTGGACGGGATTTTCCGGGACGTGTGCTGCGTGTATTTGAAGTCGGTCACGTTCTGGAGGACCTGGCCATTCGCTGGCTGCGCTTGGCTGGATTTGAGCTTTACACCCAGAAAGCCACAGGCGGTCAATTTGGATTTTCCGTGGCTGGCGGACGTATCCAGGGTCACGTCGATGGCGTGATCAATGGCGCACCAGAGACATTGGGCCTGAAGTTTCCCGCACTCTGGGAGTGCAAGACGATGAACGACAAATCTTGGCGGGACACCGTCAAGCAGGGAGTCGCCAAGTCAAAGCCGGTCTACGCGGCTCAAATGGCCATCTACCAAGCCTACATGGAGTCTGCTATTCCCGGCATCTCGCGCAACCCAGCGTTGTTCACGGCCATCAACAAGGACAGCCAGGAGATCTGGTTCGAGTTGGTGCCCTTTGATGGTGGTCTGGCGCAACGAATGTCGGATCGGGCCGTGAATGTCATCGCAGCGACCGAAGCTGGCGAGCAACTCCCCCGCCACACGACAACGCCTACCCACTTCGAGTGCAAATGGTGCGCCTGGCAGGATCGGTGTTGGGGAGCGGCTGGATGACGGAAAACATCGTGTGGCTCGATTTCAACGACGCGATCGACCCGCGTGAGGCGCAACTCAACGACACCGAAGTACTTCGTGCCGGCCTGCTCGACCGGCTTGAGTCTGTATTGCTCTACCTGTTTCCACAAGGACGCATCCGTGGTGGCAAGTTCTACGTCGGCGATGTTGATGGCAATGCGGGCAAAAGTCTTGTGGTGGAGCTCGAAGGCGATCGCCGAGGGCTCTGGAAGGACTTTGCCAGCGACGAAGGCGGCGACGTCATTGATCTGTGGGCGCGATCCCAGGGATTGTCGGCCCGACATGACTTTCCCCGGCTGGCCAATGAGATCCGGCAATGGCTGGGCGTGGCTGCGCCGGCTCAAACGGTCGCACGCCGCGAAGGTCGCTCGGTGCCGATCGATGAGTTGGGGCCGTATACCGCCAAGTGGGATTACCTGTCGGCAGATGGCGAGCTGATCGCTTGCGTCTATCGGTACGACCCACCCACTGGCAAGGAATACCGGCCTTGGGATGTGCGTGCCCGGATGTGGCGTGCCCCCGATCCGCGACCGCTTTACAACCAAGCTGCTGTTGCGCAAACCAACCAGGTCATCCTGGTCGAGGGGGAAAAATGTGCAGATACCTTGATTCAGCTGGGCATTGTGGCCACCACAGCCATGAATGGGGCAAAGGCGCCGATCGACAAAACAAACTGGGCGCCCCTGGCCGGTAAGTCGGTGTTGATCTGGCCAGACCGGGATGCCCCCGGCTGGGACTATGCAGAAAACGCCGCCAAAGCCTGCGTTGCCGCAGGCAGTGTCTCCGTGGCGATCTTGGTGCCCCCGGCCGACAAGCCTGAAAAGTGGGATGCAGCCGATGCGGTCGATGAAGGATTTGACTGCCTCGAGTTCATCCGGCAGGCCGAGCGGCGGGTCGTAAAAGCGGCGCCTGCAATGTTGCCTACGTTCACGCTTGGTGCGCTGCTGGATGACCTGTCGCCTTTGCCGCCCGACTTGATTTCACCACGCGTGCTGACTCCTGGTGGTTTGCTCGTGTTTGGTGGCGCGCCCAAGGTGGGCAAAAGTGATTTCTTGCTGTCGTGGCTGACGCACATGGCTGCTGGAGCGACGTTCCTGGGAATGCGGCCGCCGCGCCCCTTGCGGGTCTTTTACCTGCAGGCCGAGGTGCAGTACCACTACCTGCGCGAACGGGTGAAGGAAATTCAGTTGCCGCCCCATCGCCTGCTCGACGCCCGAGTCAATTTCGTCGCCACGCCGCAGTTGCGCATGGTGCTTGACGATGCCGGTCTGGAGCGGGTGATTCCCGCCATTGCGAATGCGTTTGGCGGCCTGCCGCCCGACATCATTGCCATCGACCCGATCCGCAATGTGTTCGATGGCGGGGATGCTGGTGGCGAGAACGACAACGGTGCCATGCTGTATTTCCTGTCGCAGCGTGTGGATCGAATTCGCCAGGCGGTGAATCCGGATGCCGGGGTGATTCTGGCCCACCACACCCGGAAATTGGGCAAGAAGCAGTTCGAGGAGGACCCGTTTCAGGCGCTGGCTGGCGCCGGCAGTCTGCGCGGCTACTACTCGACCGGGATGTTGCTATTCCGGCCCGATGAGAGTCGCACGACCCGCCAGTTGATCTTTGAGCTGCGCAATGGCGCAGGCATTCCGATCAAACACGTCGACAAAATCAAAGGCGAATGGCGCGAAGTCGATCCTGGTGATCGCCTGGTCATGAAGGAATACGGCGAGCGCCTGGATGCAGAACGTCGGCGCAAGCGCGATGCCATCTTGGAGATCCTGTTTCAGGAAGCTGCCAAGGGGAATTGCTACACCGCCAACCAGTTCGCCGAGTCCTTCGAGGGCAAGGCGGGCCTGGGAGGCGAGCGCACGATCCGCGAGCGCATTTCAGCGCTGTCGACCCAAGGCTACATCAAGTATTTCCGCAATGCGGCGGACTACGGCTTGCCATCCTGTGGCCGCACCAAGTTTGGCTACCTCTGTGTCGAGGACATGCTGCTGCGCACACCAGATGGCGAGCCTGATCACGAAACCGGAGAGGTGCCTATGCGCGAGCAGCGCGTGCTTCCCTCCCATTACAAGTGCCCACTCTCTGGCGCGGCCATGCCGGTCGAAGACCCGGAAGTGTGGGTGTACCACGACGATTTGAATGATACGGAGGCCCCATGATTGCCTATTCACTTGTTGGCAAAACCGCTGCCAACTGCACCCGCCACTTTGCCAACTTCCCGCAGTTGGCAAGGCGCTGCCAACTGAAAACCCAGACAGGACGGGCATTTCGCTCCGATTCGGTTCAGTTGGCAGTTGGCAGTGTTGCCAACTTGCCAACTGGCGCAAACCCGCGTCGTTGCTGGGTTTCTTCCGGTTTGTCAGTTGGCGAAAACTCCCCCTCCTACTACGTAGGAGAGGGAACAAAGGTTCCCTCTTCCCTACGTGGAGGGTTGGCTGCGGGTGGGAATGGTGGTGGCCTGCCTTCTCCTGCGTCATCAATCCTGGCCCTTGATCTTGGCACCCAGACCGGTTGGGCGTTGCATGGGCGCGATGGCGACATCACCAGTGGCAGTGAGACGTTCAAGCCTCAAAGATTTGAAGGGGGCGGCATGCGCTACCTGCGTTTCAAGCGCTGGCTCATCGAGATCAAGCAATCGGTCGACGGGATCGATGCGGTCTTTTTCGAAGAGGTCCGCCGCCATGCCGGCGTCGATGCGGCTCACGCTTACGGCGGGTTCATGGCTCATCTGACGGCATGGTGCGAACACCACCAGATTCCGTACCAAGGCGTGCCGGTCGGCACGATCAAGAAGCACGCGACCGGCAAGGGCAACGCGAACAAGGAGCAGATGGTGGTGGCCGCACGACAGCGTGGCCATGCCCCTGCGGATGACAACGAAGCAGACGCACTGGCGATTCTGCACTGGGCCATTGAGACACAGGAGTTTTGACATGAAGATCCCAAACTATCAATACCGCTGTCCTTTGGGACGTCTGCAACCCCAGACCACAGATCTGGACGCGATCAAGGAGCGTGGCTGGCGCGACCAGCACATCCTCGTGGTGTCAGAGTCCGATGAGCGTTTGGACTTTGTTGAACGTGAGTTCGTGAAGCGGATTGGTCAGCGTCTGTACGGTGCCAGCCACAAGCTGGGAGGTCGTCATGACTGAGTGGTGCGCAGATACCGTGGCGGCGAGGTTGGA